CGTGTGTTCTCCACAATGTAGGCATTGGAACATATCCTGTCCCGCAACCATATCGTAAGAGCCACAATGAGCACAATAACCTTGATACGCCATACCTTCCCCTTGCTAACTAATGACTAAGCGTCAATTGCTGGGTCGGCGTAAGTTAACGACGAACCTGATTCAATGCGCTGGATTGAAGCCTGACGGTAGATGCTGTATCCACCGAGCCAGTACCAACCCCACGGCACGAACCGGCGCAGGAAGTCAGTGATCGGACCAGGAACAACGTGAGGCTGTTCCGTGTTTCCGTCAATCATTGACCATGCTTTAGCAAGTGACTGACGACCAACACACAGAGTCCCGTAAACTGGGGCGTATCCTGTGGAGCTGGACGAACCAACACCTTGGAACACAGGTGAGCGAGGGGTTTCGATGAATCGGAAGCCTTCAAACGCTCCGAGTTCTCCGGCCCAAATCTCGCCAGGCTGTGAGTAGGTGTGCGGGTCACGCCACGCAGCCGAACCAGTCTCAGACGTAAAGTCGTAGGCTACGTTCGGGTGAATGTATGCGGTGTAGAAGCCGTTGAAGTTCGGGACGTTCTGCGAACGCAGACGAGCCTTGGCCGCACGAATGTCGGCTGCCTTCAACAGCGTTGTTGAGTTGATAGCAGAACGGCTACCAGCGCCGCCGGTGTAGGCGACGTTCGTACCGGCCTTGAGAGTGTCACGGGCCACTTCGTCAATGCTGACACCAGCGTTATAACCAATCACGTTGGCAACAATGGGGTCAATTTCGACGTAGGACTCGCCACGCAAAGCAGCGGTGGTCAACACGGCGTTACCGTATTCAGCAAGCGTCACGGTGACGTTGGACTCAGAGATTGCCTGAGGCGTAACATCGGTTGACTCGTTCAATGCCGTAGAAGCAATGGCCAAGTCGCTGACGATTGGGAAGGTAACAGATGAACCAGGCATTGACTGATTGGTCGGCTTAATGTCGGCCACTTGGTCAAAGTAGAGTTCAGGACGCAAAGCAAATCGGGCAAGCCGATCATACGCTGCTTGAGCTAGGGCAAGGTTGCCCGTAGTGGTGTATGCCATAATAATAAGTTTCCTTAGAGTTTGGCCCTAAGTGTTAACGCATACCTGGCATATGGAGCCCACCGGCTTCCATGCCGTGTGAGTTGATGATCGCATTGACTTCATCCACGTTATTCGCACCTTGAAGGGCTGCTAGAAACTCCTGCTCGGCTGTTGGGCCAGAAGCATTTGATCCAGTAGCACCAGCAATATTGCGGTGACGCTCAAGTTCTGCCTGGACTTCATTGATTTCGCTGGATTGTTCCGCTTGACTACCAAGGCCATACTCCGCAGCAGATTGTCGAATTGACTCTGCGTCGGTGTCACCATCGTAGGCTTTACGAAATAACTTGCCAACTCCATCTTCAGGAATACCTGCCTTGGTGAACGCTAGTTCACGCTTCAAGTCTGCAAGTTCGGCTTTCGCCTGTTCTGCTTCCTTGGCCCGTTCCTTCGACTTTCGGAGTTCTGCCCGAATGTTTGGGTCTAGGTGGTCGGTTTCCTCGTCCTGATAAAACTCATCAGATTCTGCCATGTGATCTCTCCATCCCTGTACGCGTATCCACCGGAGGGGGTTTTTACGGATTGTTTATTGGGTTAAGTTTTGGCCTCTACACAAAAAGGTTGCCAAGCCTTTTCGGGCTAGTGGCCTTAGCTCACCGAAACAATCGGGCCAAAGCTCCACTACGCAATAGTGTATCAGAAACTATTTGCCTGTGCCCTCGGTTGAGGTTTGACCTACGCCAACACCACCACGAGCGGTTTGTGCAAATCCACCGCCACCAGAAAGTCCGGCTTTGCGGGCTTCTTCTGAAAGAGTAATTTGTGCTTCTGCTTGGTCTTGAGTTGTATTGAACATACTCCCAAGTTGATTAAATGAACCAACAGCCAACGTATTAGAACTTGCAACGGCTTGTCCACGTTGTCCAATCTGTGCCTGTTCCAATGGTTGCAAAGCCGCCGCTTTAGCAAATCCTTGGTCAAAAGTGGCAGGGGAGGTAGATGACGCTGGCAACGTACTAGCGAGTAATTCAGACATTGCCTTAGTTTCACCAGTAAATCCTGCGTTAATGGCTGACCCACCGGCTTGTGCTGCTTGAATTTGATTAGCAATTCCAGTATTACCTGCACCATTCATTGATTTATTTGGGTCAAGAACGTAGCCCAAAAGGTTTCCCGTATCCACGCCATAGTAATCACGAAGGCTTTTTAGGACTGCGGGACTTGCTGAATTCAAAACATCCATACCTTTTGAAAGCCTGTCGGAAAGATTTTTTCCGTACATACCATTGCCAATAAGAGTTCCAAGTTCTGCCCTATTAAGAAAGTTTGGGTCCATACTGTATCCCGTAAGATTTTGAGTGATTGAATCTTCAAGGTTCATATAGGTTGATTCGGTAGCCCCACCTTGAACTGCTTTAAGTTTTGCTAAACCTGGAAATCGTTGTTGATAAGCATCAGAATTACGAATGGCATCAATGACCTGGGGGCTAATGTTCTGATCGCTTGAAAAAACCATATCGTGAACCATTGGAGTCAACGATTGAAGTCCCCAACTTTCTAAAGTATTTTGCAAGGTAGCGTAAGAATTGTCTTGAAGTGAGGCAATTCGATCAGCCCTGGCTTGAGCAGCAGCAGCTCTGGCTGCATCGGCAGCAGCGGCAGCGCTATTTGAATTATTTATTGTGGCAAGAGCCAGGCCCGCTTGAGGGTAAATTTGATTTAATTTTGCCTGTGGATTGCCAGCCAATGCATAGGATTTTTTAATCGTTTCGGAAAGAGTTTGTGGATCAACCGTTCCTGAACCGCCAAGGTAAGCCCATACAGCATTTTGGTTTGCTTGACCACTACGAATTAATTTTCCAATTATTTCGTCAATAGAAGTACCCGATAAATCTGTTTGAACCCCAGGAATGTTTCCAAACCCGTAATTACCTGTTCCAACAATTCCTGCGTCTAAACCCGCTGCCAGCGCTGCTGCTTGGGCTTTGGCTGCTGCTATTTCTGCTGGGGTTGCCATTACATACCACCCTGTTGAGTGCTACCAAAAGCCTGATTCAAATCTTTAACAAAATTGTTCATGTGGTCGTTTGCTGCTTTCGTCTTGTGAAATCCGTGACCAAGGTGACTCATTAAAAACTTTTTCCATTGGTCAAGTGTCATAGGCACAGGTCGGCCCGTCTTGGGGTCTGTCCCACCTTGTAGGGCAGCGTTCCATTTAGGGTCAGACCAATTGGGTTCATCCATCATTTCACCAAGAACTTGTTGTGCAACTTGAACGTAGGGGTCAAGCAGGACACGAGTAGGAAGCCCCATTTGAATTTGGGGAGCAAAGGTAGGGTATAAACCACAGGCGACTTGCTCGGCATAGGCTTTAAAACCTTTTTCGTTTTTGGTTTTAGCCCATTCTTTAAGGGCATCTTCGGATAAAGGAATAACGTAATCATCTGCGATTTTTTCAATTTTGCCTTGTTCCCCTGAATGTTTAAGTTTTTGACCTGGAAAGGTGGGAGTTCCATCTTCAGGTGGTGGAGTCATACCACCTTCTTCTGCGCTTTCGTCGGGTGCGCCACCTTCGGGAGCTTCAGCGTCACTAGCCGGAACGGGGGCATTGGGGGCATCCATAACTGAAGGGGGGGTAGCACCAGGGGTATCCGCTACGGGGGCAGCAGGGGGCATTGGAGGCGGTTCTGGGGCTTCTTCAGGTGGTGGGGTCATGGTGTCAGTCATTTTTATCCTTGGTTATAGAATACAGCGTCAATGCCAGGGGTTGCTTCAGGATAGATTTTCTTGTAAGCATCCATTTTTGATTGCCACCAATCTTGCACTTGTTGATATGAGACGTTTCCAGATTTGGCTTGTTTGATTGCTTCAGCCAAAATAGTATTTACCCATCCCATAATTTGTTCATAATTTTTTGTAACAGGCAAATTTTTGTATTGCGGCAATAACATCATTTGATTTAATTCTTGAAGTGCTTGAGCATGAATTCCGATACTTGATTCTAGTTTGTAATTGCTTCGCCAAACAGTATTGAAATTATTACCGTAATTATCTATTTGTTTTGTTTTCCAAGCATAAGCGCCAGGTGCATTTTTGTGAGCTTCGTAGTACGGCTTGACAGCATCGTAATAATATGCGTTTCCATTAGCAATCAAAAATGATTTATAAAAAGCGTCAGGGGTTTGTCGTTGCCTAAGCCCATCAGCAAGTTCAAGTTGATATGCAGGGTAATAAAATTTTGTATCGGCGGATAAGTTTGGCCCATAAGCCAAGGCTGCATAAGGATACTGATTAATTATGTCAAAGTTTTTATCAACATAGTTAAATGCTGTTTGTGTTTCAGGAATAGTATTCCCACGAACACTTTTTGATTTGTACATTGTGGCAAGTGTGCCATATGGGTTATCACGAAGAAAAGCACTAACGGCTTTATTGTAATCCCCAGCGTACTTAGGATCTTTAATGTAATTGTTAAATTTACTGACAAGCCCCTGCTCGGCATTGCCAGTAGATAAAGCAACGGGAGAAAATAAACCAAGGCCTAATTTGGCTGCCCATATAAGACCTGCTCGATTGTTTGCTTGATCTAAGAATTTTTGTTGTTGTGCGCTATCAGCATTAGCACCAAAGGTTTTAGATTGCCACATTGCAAATTCTGCTCTGCGTACTCTGTTATCTTCTTCTGGGTTTTTACTAAATTGCGTTTTGGCTAACTTGTTCCATTCTTCACGTTGCATTTCTGTTGCTGTATAAGTAAATGCTTCCAACTTGCAATCGTTGTAAGAGTTCAATGTAAAATCGCTACCGGCATTTGAGGAAGCGTACCCACGAACTCCTTCTATAACATTTCTAGCAATGCTGTTGGGTACAAAAGTTCCAAATAGGTTTTGTCCAAAACTTTGATTTGCGCCAATGGGTCCAACAACAGGATCAATTGTTTTTTTAATTCTGTCTTGTTGCCAAGGAAACCATGCTTGCAGCGCCTCCAAGGGAATCGTAACAAGAGGTCCTGGATGAGGTTTGAACATTTCAATAACAGAAGCAAATGGGTCAGTATTTCCTGCGGCATCGCTTTGCGTTGTAAATGGGTCCATTGTTTGTAACGAAGTAAGAGAACCCATAAATGGAACCCCGTATAGCATGAGACTTGGAATAGCAACAATAGACATCCCATTTTTATTGGTAATTTGTTGTGCCAACATTTGAACGCCATACATAGTTTGTGCGTATTGCATAAACGCACCTGGATTATCGGCAAACAACCGGCCTACACGTCGCCAGGCTTGGTTTTGAGCAAAGTAAAATGGAGCCCCAATTCGCATCATTTCTTCAAATTTGGTTTTGTCGGCAGGGTTGTGAATGTAAAGAACCATGTTTTTGGCTGCTGCTGTTTCAGCAATTACATCTGCTTGGTCTGCGTTAAGGAATCCTGCTTTGACTCGATTTTCAAGTGCCTTACGCTCTGCCATAAATTCAGCAATGTAAGTGGGTTGGCGACTCATGTAATTCACCATTGGGCCTAACACTTTTGTGTGACCAGCGGAAGAAAGTTTGCCAATAAGATCCCATCCTCCAAATATGCGTGGAAGCCGAGAGGTAACTTGTTTAGGGTTTTGAAGCGGATCGGGCCGACGCACACCGTCAGCATTTTCAATATATCTAGTATATTCTTTTTGAAAATCTTCAACAGTTACAGGAAGGTTGTTGTTGGCAATATCTTCTAAAAGTTTTCTATTTGGGTTGTAGCCAATAACGCCAGGAGTTTTTCCTTGCAATCGTTCTTCTTCAGTAAGCGTTGCTCGTGAAGCAACAATAGGGTGAGAAGCCGTGGCTTCTAAATTGTTAACTAATTTTTCAGCCCACGAGTCAATAGGCGATCTACCTTCGTCACCCATTGCTGGTATTTCTGAACGGGCAATACGCATACGATCATTTGCGGGCATTGCCTCAATAAGCCGTCTTGCTTCGTTTTCGGCAGCTTGTCTTAATTCAATACCATCAAGACCTTGCCTTACAAATTCTAGATACGCTCCTGCTAATGGTCGTTGTAATAACGGGCTACCTGCCATTGTTGCTGCCATATATTGCCAGCCTTCAAAATAACCATTGCCCAAAAAGTTAACTGACTTAAATCGTGGTTTAGGCCCAATAACAACAACTTTGGTTTTTAATTTACCTGCTGTGTCGTATTTGTATCCACGGATTGCGTTTCCTTGTTCATCTTCTGCTGATTTGCGAAGTGTTCGTTTTCCAACTCTTTCAATTGGTTGTG